GTCCTCATACATAATCCATGACCTCTTACCATCAAAGTAATACCCATGTATTTTTCTTTTTACTTTCATAGTTCCTCCTTCACATATCTTTTTAGTTCTTTGTCCTGTATATTATCCGGTATCTCATTTTTGTAAAATATTTTATAGCTGTCACTACCATACTTACCAATACCAAATAATTCTGTTGCATCTTTACCATCCCAGTTGATAAAATCACACGTCATTCTCCAGATCCTGTTTGCTCTGACATTCTTCATGCCAAGATCTTTTAACATCTCAGCGATAGTATCTTTGTCTGACAATAATAGTTTCCATGCGTTAGGAAACTTTTCAAAAAATCCTGGTAATACTTTTTTAACTTTCTTTCTACCAGTTTGATTTAGACAGATGACAGCCACCATGTGCTGCCACTCACCCTCTACTTGCTGTTGCACCATGAGATCATCTCTCATCGAAATCCTCTGCTTTCATGGGTGTTGTCTTCTCTTTCTCATCAAAAATTAGGTCATGATAGCTGTCCAATCTTTTCAAAAACTCATGTTTATAGCGCCTTAATTCTGCCCCACTTACGACAAATTCCTGATAATATAGGTCAGGCGTGCATACCATGATAATTCCTTGTTCGATGTTTGATTCGTGAACATAGTCGTGTGCCATGGCGTACGCTGCGATCTGCAGATAATAATCCTCGATCCATTCTTTCTTTTTCGGACGGTTGGCCTGTTTGAAGTCAACAATAGTCTCACGATTGTTGTGTAGACAGACAAGGTCTGTCGAACCTGCGTATAGACCCGGATAGTATAACGTAACTTCCGAACCATACCATTCATCAACTGGTGTGAGACCCACGTCGATAACTTTTTTGGCCATGGCTTTCGCCTCCTGTCCGAGCGCTGTAAGATCATCGTAGCCCACTCCTGTGATATAGTTTTCCAGGAATTTGTGCATAGCTGTCCCCCGACTACTAGATACATTTTTGATTCGTTCTGCTTCCTGCTCTCCAACTTTTGCCTTCCAGTCTTTTATAAATTGTTGATTTTTGGTACGCCCTAATATCGTAGTCACAGACGGAAGTCTAGTACCATTTACATCATAGAGCCGTGTTCCGTGGTCCTCGATACGTGTGGAGTGAACATAGTTATACTTGTCGTTGCGCTTGATCCTTCGACCTATGTTCTCGTATTCTAATAGATCTTTCTCTTCCATCATTCTAGATCGTCAAACCTTCTTTTAGATCTGTGTATTGATTTATAGACTTTTCTCAATATCAGAAAGGCTATCGCTCCTCCAATAGATAGAGCCACTACCCCTACAAACAACATTCCTAGTCCTTGTTCTGGTGTCATATCTTCTTCTTCAACTC